CCAGTTAGCCCGCTCTCCACAGGACATGCCATGAGCCTTGCTCGCAAACATCGGGATCGTATCCTTGCATCCCAGATGGCATCTGCTCCCGTTTCGGAGAGCGGGTTATCCCATCCCGCGTCGGCCCCTTCGTCCGACGCCGGCACCCCCGCCGAACGCGCAGCCGCATCGATCGCGATGCGGCTGCAGCACGATCTGCGCCGGTTGAAAGAGATCAAGTCGATCGACGCGCGCGTCGCCGTGAAGCGCGAGATGCTGCCGCACTATCATGAGTGGATTCGTGGCTTGCTTCAGGGCGGGCGCGAGGCAAACGCCGGCATCGCTGAGGAGGTGCTGCCAACCGCTATGGTGTGGCTGATGGACATCGGCGAATATGGTCCAGCCCTCGAGATCGCGGAACACGTTCTGCGCTACGACGTGCCTCTCCCGGCCCGATACGAGCGCGATGCCGCGTCGCTGGTAACTGAAGAGATCGCCGATGCTGCGATCCGCGCGCAGACCGCAAAGCAGCCGTTCGCAATTGAAATTCTCGAATTCGTCGAGGGCCTGACGCACGAAGCGGACATGCACGATCAGGTTCGCGCCAAGCTCCACAAAGCGATTGGCACCGAACTAGCGCGCACGGCCGAGGATCTCGATCCGACCAAGCCCGAGTTCGTCGTCGCCGCGGTTCGCGCGCTCGCGCCGCTTCGTGAAGCTGTTCGTCTGCATGACCGGGTCGGCGTCGCCGGTCAGATCAAGCGGCTCGAGAAGGCCATCACCAAGCGGGCCGAGCCGGCCGCGCCCGACGCCGTACCAGATACCGCCGGTTCCACCGGCTCCTAAGCTCGCCCCCGGCGCTCGGGGGCGGATCACGCGGGATGGGAGGGCGCGTCAGCGCTGAGGGCCATCGTCCGACCCTGATCCCCACCCCCGAGATTTTCCAAGGATCCGCCGCCATGCTCGCCACGATCATCACCTACGCGCTGGCGCTGCTGAGCCTCGGGCTCGGCGCATGGCTGGTGCTGTCAGGGGTCGTGATCCTGCTCATGCTTGGACGCGCCAGCGTGCTGTTCTGCCTGGCGGTAATCGCCATCGGCCTCGCGCTCTTCGTGATCGGCTCGATCGGTTCCGGCCGGATCATGCTCGCATGAACGGATTCGGCTGCACGCCCTCGCTCATCCCCGCACCGGTCGTCTCGACCGAGGTGCTGATCCGCAACGACGGCTGGTTTCCCGACATCGACGCGACCGCGCTGCGATCGGCACGCCGTATCCGCGACGTGGTCACACCAGAGCGGCTGGCGCTCGCGGTCACCGGTGCGATTATCACCGTCGGCAACCAGCTCGCCGCGTGGCAGGTCGCGCATCTGCTCGCCGGTCACGCGAACCTCGCCGAGGTGCCATCGCCGAAGCTCGGCGAAACGAGCCGTCTCGTCCTGCTCTACACCCGCGCGATCGGTGCCTACGCCAAGGCCGAACTGGTCGAGACGTACCGCGACACCGACCTGACCGCGCAGGGGCAGCGCGACGCCGATGCCGTCGAGCCGTCAATCGTCGATCTGCGCCGCGACGGGATCCACGCGGTCCGCGACATGCTCGGCCGTGCCCGCGTGCGCGCAGAGCTGATCTGATGACCGACGCCCTCACCGCAAAGCAGGGCGACACGCTCGACGAACTCATCTGGCGCGAACGCGGTCTCGGCGCTGCCGATATCGGCCGCGTCCTCGCGCTCAATCCAGGTGTCGCCGACATCGGCGCAATCCTGCCGCTTGGAACGAGCGTGGCGATGCCCGTCAGCATGACGCCCGCGCCCCGCACGCTCCCGCTCATCCAGCTCTGGGACTGACCGCATGAAGGATCTTCTCCACGAATTCGGCGTCTCGCTGCTGGCATTCCTGTTCGGACTCACGCCGGCCGCGCTCGGCGCTGCCGTTAGCCTAGCTTATGAAACCGGCCTGACCTGGTCGCGGCGCTTTCTGCAAATGTCGGTCGGCATCGTCGTCAGCTATTTCGCCACCGGCGTCATTCGTGTGCTGTGGCCGTGGGGCCAGCCCGACCCGTTTGTCATTCAAGCGGTCGGGTTCGTCGTCGGCATGATCGCTTTCAAGGCGACGCCGAAGTTCATCGCCGGTCTCAGCGAGCGCGTCACCGATATTCCCGCGGCATTTTTTGACCGCTTCTTCCCCCGAAAGGATCGCCTGTGACCTATGACATGGCACGGCTGTCGACCGAGATCGCCCGCGACGAAGGCGACAAGCTGCGCGTCTATCTTTGCACCGCGCGCAAGCGTTCGATCGGCAAGGGGCGCAACCTCGACGACGTCGGCATATCTGCTGAGGAGACGCGTCTGCTCGGGATCACCGTGGCAAGCTGCCTTGCCCGCGGCATTACGCAGGCGCAGTCCGATGCGCTGTTCGCCAACGACATCAAGCGCAGCGAGCGCGATCTCGACGCGAAACTTCCTTGGTGGCGTACCCTCGATGGCGTCCGCCAGCGCGTGCTGCTGAACATGTGCTTCAACATGGGCATCGGTCGCGCGCCAGACGCCAAGCGGAAGATCACGGGCGCTGGTCTGCTCGGCTTCTACGGCACGCTGCCGAAGATCCAACGCGGCGACTGGACGGGTGCCGTCGCCGGCATGAAGGCGTCGAAATGGCACGATCAGGTCGGTGCCCGCGCCATCCGCCTCGAGGCGATGATGCTCACCGGAAAGGAGCCGAAATGATCAAGAATCTGTTCGCCAAGCTGCGCCGCGACTTTGCGTTCGTCGTCCTCGTGATCGTCGCGGCGGTCGGTGCCTGGCAGTATGTCGAGGCGCGGCAGGCGCGCGCCGATCGCGATGATCTCCAGCACACTGCGCAGGTCATTTGCGCTGGTTCCGGTACCGGGTTCGCCGCAGCCGGCAAGACGCCCCGCGGGGAAGCCTGCGCTGCCACGGTCGCCGGGCTCGTCCGTTTCAAGGCGAGCAGCGACCAGCTCGCTGCAGCGACGCTCGCCAAGGCAATGGCCGATCACGACGCACGACAGAACGACGACACACGCGCCGCGCGCGCTGCCGCTGAGGCAGCAAGCTCGGCCGCACAACGAATGGAGATGGCAGATGCGCAAGTTGAACGGACGAACCTTGTCGATCGCGATTGGTTTCGCGCTGTTAACGGTGTTGCCGGCCTGCACGCGGCCCGCTGAGGCCCCGCCTGCGGTCATCTCCGCGCCGATCGTCGTCAAGGTAAAGGACACGCCGCCCGCCGAGCTGCTGGGCTGCGCTGACCGCCCGGAGGGTCTCCCCGAAGATCCTGCGCTGATCGCGCAGATCCCGACGCGGATCCGCGCCGGCATCATCCGCCTCGCGCGCGCTTTCGCCGCCAACGCCGATCACCTCGATCGTCTCATCAACTGGAACACGCCTGCTGCGTGCCCGTCGCCCAAGGGATAATATTTTGGCCGGTACCCGCTTCGTCGTCACCGAACACGCTGACCTCGCTACACCCCGCGCGCCTGTTTCGTCGCAGATCCGCCCCGCCGCCAAATCCGCGACCGTTCTGGCGACGGCTACCGGCGTCGTTTTCACCTTGTCGCGCCTGCTCGGCAGCACCAGTCAGCTGGCGCTCGTCACCGGATCGAGTGCGAATCTGAAGCTCGACCCCGCGACCGGCACGATCAGCGCGACCGCGGCGATCGGCGCAGGGGTCAGTCAGAAGGTGCTGGTCCGTGAGAATGACGGCGACATTGCGCTGGAATATCCGGTTACGATCACGGGGGCGGCGTCGACCGTCGTTCCGGTCCCAACGCCGACCGTGTCGATTTCGGTCGCGCAGTCCAAGTCGGAAGGGAACAGCGGCGCGACCGTGTTCACCTATACCGTCACGCGGTCGGCATCGTCTGGCGCGGTTGCGGTGCCCTGGTCGTTCACCGCCGGCACCACCAGCGCCGACGACTTCACCGGCGGGACCTATCCGGCCGGCGGGACCGTCAACATGGCAGATGGCGTCGCGACGGGTACGTTCACCGTCAGCGTTATCGGCGATACCGGGGTCGAGGGCGACGAGACGTTCACCGTCCTCATCTCGACCCCATCGGGTTATGTGGCAGGGTCCGCAACGTCTGCAACCGGCACGATCCTGAATGACGACACGGCAGTACTGCCCCCGTTGCAGGTCATCACCAGCCGCAATTTCTTCCATGGGGAAGGCGTCGCGACCACCTCGTCGAACAACATGGATGCCTGTCGGTTGCCGTTCACGATAGGCAATGCGCCGGTCTCGACGATCGCGTTCGTCTATTCGACCTACTATGGCCAGAACGTCAAAGGTCCGGGCTACCTGCTTCGGGCCCATATCGAATATAACGGCGTCGTCGTCGTCCTGACGTTCGATGGCGCAACCTCGCGTCAGCTCGTCAGCGGTGAGATGGATGTTCGCAGCGACGAGGTTCCGGCGTCCGCGTTCGGTCTCACGCAGTTCCCCGCCAATTTCACCGGCTTCGAGGTGACGGAACGCGAGTGGGTTGCCGGTACCAACCGCATCAACATCGGCACGCCGCTGACGATAGCCGGTTTCGGATGCGTCCGCGGCCCCATCGGCAGTCCATCGAAGATCGGCGTTGCCGGCGCGTTCAACAATTCCAACACCACCTGGGCAGACTATAGCGCCCGGTTCTTCGGCCCGACGCTCATCGTCGGCCGTCCTGTCGGACTCATGCCTGCGTGGATCACGCTCGGCGCCAGCATCGAGGCAGGCACGGCTGATGATGCCAACCGCGGCTATGCTGCTCGTTCGGCGCAGATCGCGCCGCAATATGCGCAAGGCAATCTTGCCCGGGGCGGGGAGACCTCGACTGGGTACCTGTCGAGCGACGGGGACAGCCGGCGCGCGCTCTACAAATACTTCAACTGTGCGATCAACGGCTATCTCGGCAACGATTACAGTGGAGGGACGCCCAAGGAAACCGGCGCGACAAACATGGCGACGATCAATGCGCAGCTGAAGGCGGCAGGGATCAAGCGGATCCTGCAGGTCCGTATGGCACCCAAGTCGGACACGACCGACGCCTATGCGACGACGGCGAACCAAACCGTGCGAACGATCAACGGCGGGTTCAACGTCTATCGCAACTACATCGATGCGCAGGCGCTGCTCGATCCCAACGTGAACGGGATCATCGACATGACGTCGGTGCAGGAGCCGGCGAACGACAATGGCAAGTGGACGGTCAATGGAACGGCCGGCTATGCGACGGCAGACGGCACCCATCCCAGCACCGCAATGCACGCGCTGATGGTACAGCCCTGCCGCGCGGCAATCGATCAGCAGAACGTGCAATACATGGCGATGGCGGCATGATCCGGCGCTTGGCCAGCTCCGAAACCACAGGTGACCGGTGAAGAAGCCAGACACCCTACGCCGGACAATCCTATCCTTTGTCCCGGCGCTCGCGGCAGATCCTGCCAAATTGTCGTTGTTCGTCGACAAGGGGCGGATCGCCGCGCGCGCAGGCGGCACGCTTTCGCTGGAATACCGGTACACGCTGAACGTCGTCATCGAGGACTATGCGGGCGACGTCGACGATCTGATGGTGCCGCTGCTCGCATGGATAGCCGAGCAGCAGCCCGATCTGCTCGAGGGCACGGATCCTGAGCCATTCGCGTTCGAGTCCGAGCTGCTCGACGCCGATCGCGCCGACGTCTCGATCAGCATCGAGCTGACCGAGGCGGTCCGCGTCACGCCAAAAGAGGGCGGCGGGTTTGATGCGGATCACCTCGAGGAGCCACGCGATCGCGACGAGTTCGACGGCGTCTGCTGTGTGCCTTTGTGGCAGCTCTTCATGCGCGATCACCTCGTCGCGCACACGTCCGACCCCGCGTTCGTGCCCGACGCATGACCGACGATCTCGCCCAGCTCGAGCAACTCGCCGGTGCGCTGTTGCGCCGCGTCGAACCGGGCGAGCGTCGCAAGATCCTGCGCCTGATGGCGCGGACGCTTCAGCGCAGCCAGTCCGCCCGCATTGCTCGGCAGCAGGATCCCGATGGTCAGCCCTATGCGGCGCGCAAGGCGCAGCCGACCGGGCGACTGCGGCGGAAGGGCACGATCAAGCGCAAAGCGATGTTCCGTAAACTCCGCAACGCCTCCAATCTGCAGGCCGGATCGACAGACACCGAGGCGTGGGTTGGCTTCAGTGGACGCGCGGCGCAGATCGCACGCGTCCACCAAGAGGGGCTGGAGGATGCTCCGTCCAAGGGGCGGAAGAAAGTCCGGTACGCGCGCCGCGTTCTGTTGGGCGACACCGAGGCGGAGCGTGTTGCTTTGCTAGCTATCGTGTTCGCTCATGCCGCCCAGTGATCACACTACTTTTCGTTTTCGCGGGAAAGCCACCGCGCGATCATATCCGCAACCCATTCTTTCGTCAGCGAGGCAGTGTGATAAGTGCCAAAGATGAAGTCTGGGTATTTGGTCCCCGGATCGTGCGGTCCCGCGCCAATCGTCGAGGCTTCCACATCTTCTTGAACATCGAATTTGAACGAAAGAGTTCCAAGAGGCTGATACCGTAATGGGTGGCCTTCATCATTACAAAATTGAATCTGGTACTGGTTCGGAATAGGCAATCCAGCCTCGCCGGGGTAGCCAATGCCGCATAAAGAGAGCCGCGGGATATTGTGACCTGCCGCTCGATCGTTAATTATGCGCACCCCTGCTTCGACCTTCCTCTTTACGAGGTTGGCGTTCTCCAACTTCTGATTTGCTACGGTTTCGGCATGCACCCGAATTTTTTCTTCGGGTGCTCTGGCATCCTGTTCGCTACGCCAGCTCGCCGCAAACGACGCAATCGCCGCATCGATGTAATCCTGTGACATTCGGTATCCCTGTTGGTGTGGATGGTAACCCGTCACAGATGGGTTTGCCGGGTGTGAAATGCTAATCCACACCCGAACACGATAGCGCTGCCCTGACCCTACCGACGACATGGCCCGATGGCCGAGCCGTCCACCTTCACCGCTGTCGATCTATCGCGCCTGCCAGCGCCGACGATCGTCGAGACCCTCGATTTCGATACGATTTATGGGCAGATGCTGGCGCAGTTCGTGGCGCTGGTTCCCGACTTCGATGCCACCGTCGAATCCGATCCCGCCGTCAAACTCCTGCAGGTAGCCGCCTTTCGCGAGATGCTGTTGCGCGCCCGCGTGAACGATGCCGCGCGCGCGGTCATGCCGGCTTATGCCATCGGGGCGGATCTTGATAACCTCGCCGCGCTGATGGGTGTGGCGCGGCTCGTCATCACACCGGCAAACGACCAAACCAATGCTGCGGCGGTTCTGGAAAGCGACGAGGATTTTCGCCGTCGCCTCGTCCTGGCACCGGAGGGCTATTCGGTCGCGGGGCCTGAAGGCGCGTACATCTTCCATTCCCTGTCGGCCTCGTCGGACGTTCTCGACGCCAGCGCGACCAGCCCGGCAAGCGGCGAGGTCCGCCTCACAATCCTTGCGCGTGCTGGGACCGGTGTCGCCTCGCCAGCCCTGCTCGCCGCGGTCCTTGCCTACGTCTCTGCGGAGACCCGACGTCCCCTGACCGACTACGTCACGATCCAGTCGGCCGAGATCGTGCAGTATGCCGTCGAAGCGTCGATCAGGACGTTCGCCGGCCCGGATGGCTTGATCGTCATCGCCGAAGCGCGCGCGCGCCTCGCCGCCTACATCGCCAATTCGCACCGCCTCGGCCGCGACATCACCCGGTCAGGGATCTTCGCTGCGCTCCATGTCGAGGGGGTGCAGAACGTCGTCCTGACCAGTCCCGCGGCCGACGTCGTTCTCGATCGCACGCAGGCCGGCTGGTGCACTGCCACCAACGTCGTTCACGCGGGGCTCGGCGAGTGACACTGCTCCCGCCCAACGCGAGCGCGCTCGAGCGCGCCGTCGAGGCCGGCATGGCGCAACTGGCGGACGTGCCTGTGCCGCTGCGTTCGCTATGGAACCCCGACACCTGCCCGGTCGAGCTGCTGCCGTATCTCGCATGGGCGCTGTCGATCGACAGCTGGTCGAGCGACTGGTCGGAGACGATCAAACGCGCGCGCGTTCGCCAAGCTCTCCCGATCCAGCGCCGCAAGGGCACCGCATCGTCGGTACGTGACGTCGTCGAGTCCTTCGGCGGATCCGTGGCGCTTCGCGAATGGTGGCAGATGACGCCGCCCGGCGATCCGCACACGTTCAACCTGCTGCTCAACATCACCGACCAGACCGGTGCCCCCGTCGACGCCGCGTTCGTCGATGCCGTGATCGCCGAGGTCTACCGCACCAAGCCGGTTCGCTCGCACTTCACCTTTAGCCAGGCGCTCAACGCCACCGCCGGCATCGTGCCCGTCGCAGCCGCGCGCCCTGCCGTTTTCGCCCGCCTCACCATGACCGCACCCGCGGCCTGACCCGGAGAGATCATGTCGATCGTTCTACGCATCACCGACGCCGGCCGCGCCGCGCTCGTCAACGCCGCGCGCGACGGCACCAACGCCGTGCGGATCGCATCCGTCGGCGTCACCCCGACCGCGATCGTCGCCGCGGCGAACACCGCCGCGCTGCCCGGCGAGGTCAAGCGCATCGCGACGATCTCGGGTGCCGGCGTCGCGGCCGACGTAATCCACCTGATCGTGCGTGACGAAAGCGCCGATACCTATACCGTGCGTAGCGTTGCGCTGTACCTGCCGGACGGCACGCTGTTCGCATCTTACGGGCAGGCCGCACCCATCATTGAGAAGTCGGCAGGCGCGCTGCTGCTGCTCGCGATCGACGCCACGCTGCTCGACGTCGCCGCCAGCCAGATCACCTTCGGCAACGCCAATTTCCTCAATCCACCGGCCACCACGACGACTCCCGGTGTGATCGAACTGGCGACCGATGCTGAGGCGATCGCGTTGACCGACGCGCTACGCGCGCTCACCCCGAAGAACATGGCCGCGATCTTCACCGCGGCAAACGTCCTGTCGCGGCTGCTGGCGGTAGATGGCGCGGGCTCGGGGCTCGATGCGGATCTGCTCGACGGTCGGCAAGGTAACGAGTTTGCGCTGCTGGCCGGGGCATCGTTCACCGCGCCTGTGGGGATCCGGCATTCCGGTCTGGCGGCGGGCCTTCGGGTTTCGGACGGCACCAATGGCTACGGCTACATGCAGTTCGGCGAGGCATCCGATGCCAATGTGTCGCTGAACTGGTACATGGGGTCGTCGGCCGACAACGCCTTCAGCATTTACCAAGGGCAATTCGGTTCCGGTCTGCTGCGCCTTCGGGTCACGCAGACGACGGTGGCATTCAACGGATCGCTGATGTGGACTGCGGCGAACGACGGCGCGGGCTCCGGTCTCGACGCGGATCTGCTCGATGGCCGGCAGGGCAGCGAGTTCGCGTTGCTGGCCGGAGCCTCGTTTACCGCGCCGGTCGGCATCCGGCACGCAGGACTAGCGGCGGGCCTACGGGTTTCGGACGGCACCAACGGCTATGGCTTCATGCAGTTCGGCGAGGCATCCGACGCCAACGTGTCGCTCAACTGGTACATGGGGTCGTCGGCCGACAACGCTTTCAGCATCTACCAAGGGCAGTTCGGTTCCGGGTTGCTTCGCCTCCGGATCACGCA